CCATTCGTGACGGTAGAGCTTAGGGTCGATAGCATGTTGTGTATCACATGGCCATCCTGGGCATGAAAGGTTACACCCAGCAAAGCGAAGGAACACGGTCGGTACACCGAACCGCGGTCCTTCGCCTTGCACACTGGCATAGACTTCAGAAAGTCTCACGGTAGAGTGCACTCCGCTCCGTTTGTTTCAGTTTCTCGAATTGAAATCGTAACTGAGTTAATCATAACGTTATCTGCAACGAAGTAGTCATAGACCCATTCGCAGATCCACAAGGCAAAGTTTTCCGTTGTAGGATCGCTAGGCCACGTACTAAGACCTGGAAGACGACTCCAGGCACTCGTTTCTATGGGAGCTCCATCGTAGTTGTGATCGTTAACAAGCTCACGTGCCCATGGATCATCTGCGTTTAGATGAAGCTGGTGATCGAAGTTGTCATCAATAAAGACCCGAAATGCTTTTTTGACATCAGCAAAGTCGAGTCCGGCTAAAATACCGTTTTTATCGAGTTCACCATAAAGATTTAGTTCAACGCTCATTGAGTGACCATGGATATTTTGACACTTACCTGGCTGTAGGAAGAGACGATGAGCTACTTCCATATTGTGTGAGACAAAAATACTATGCGACATCATCTACCTCCACAGTTTCTTCTTTAGGTTCTAGCGTATCACCTGGTAGTGCAATCTCTTGTGAATTCTGAAACCCATTATCTTTACCTGCAACTTCTACAGTGACAATGTGCATAACTTCTTTGTCAATGCGATAAGCTGTTCGGAGACCATTTACGTCGTAGGTGATAATGAAGTCACCTTCAATATTCCATCCACCAAACGTTTTCAATACCAGGTAAGGTGCTACACCTCCATCAAATACTTCAACCTTGTACTCAATTGGAATTACCTCGAACTCAGCTAGCGGCATGGGATGTATCGACATGACTTTCTCCTTTAACCTTGTTAATAGCAGTCTTCCAGAACTCAGTGTCGTCGTACACCGTTAAATCATCGGTGGTCCAAGTATCGTTCCCAATGTCTTGACGAATTGCTGAATCAATCGCTTCGAGCCGCTCGACACACGTGCCACAACGCCCACAGTGGTTTTCTCTACCTTTGTAGCATGACCATGTCATATGTAGTGGAACACCAAGTTCTATTGCGCGATGGGCAATACTAGCCTTTGTCCAGTAAAGAAAAGGCGCATAGATTGGAAGGGCCGCACTAGTATAGCCTGCTGCAACGAGTTCAGCATTTTTTGGATCGTTACCATTAAACTCGATGTCGAAGTTGTGAAAACCTTCATTACCCCAAATCATGGTTTGTCCAGCTGCGAAGATAAACTCTGGACGACAATCAGGATAGATGAAGTGATCCCCAGCATGGACACCAGTAGCCACCGTATTCGCCTCACGGTTTACGGCAACACCTGCAGCGATTGACAACATGATCATGTTACGGTTCGGAACAACTGTCGCCTTCATGGTGTCTTCAGCGTAGTGGCCGTCAGGCACTTCGACGTAGCTATCCGGGACCATCATGCCTGCTGCCTTAGCAGCTTCGAATCGATTGTCGCTGGTGAGTGCCGAGTTTGAGATGAGGTGTGTTAGGCCAGAAAGATCTACAACATCAAACCTCAAGCCAAGTTGAAGAGCAGTCGCACGAGCAAAAACGAGCTCCTTCTTATGGCGCTGTCCATAATCGAACGAAAGACAATCGACTTCGTAACCTTCTTTCGTAAGATGGTAGACCATCGTGGTTGAATCCAGCCCACCACTAACGATAGCTACTGCTCTCTTTTGGGTCATTGATCTTGATCCTTCCTACTGCTTCGTATACCCATGTTCTTCCCATACGTGTGGCAAGGATTAGCCCACGTTGTTCAAGTGTTGCGAAGATGATATCTGCTCCACGTGCTTCGAGATGGTACCATTGCATCAATCGAGAACGAGCTACACCTGGATGCCTACGAATGCTCTTGAAGATACGTTGGAGTAGAATCTCGTTAGCACTACGACCAATACCGTTGACAATCTCAGTAGCATAGTCACGCCAACCTTCTCCGTACTTAATAGCAAGGAGTAGGTCTTCTATTTCTACTACGACTACTTCTTTCTGCTCTCTTGTCGCTGCAATCAATACTGATGCTTTCAAGATGGACTTAGCTAGACGGTCATAAACAGGAGTCATAATATCTGGTTGATCACTATTAACTCCTGCATACAACAAAGTTGCTTCGAGCTGATTGTATCGCTGCCACGCTTCTGGTGTTAGCATTGCATTCCAACGTGACTCAGATATATCAACTGTCTTACCCTTGACGATTACCTCGTGTGTTGAAATGTATCTACCGTTGAGCTCTTCTAGCTCAGCAATTAGTTCTGCTCGTCCTTCTAGGTTCTCTTCTGTAGGTGGCCCAAGAGGTTGAAGCTTGCTTACATCTGACTCTGCAGTAATGAATAAGAATCTAGGAACGAAGCCTGATGATACGTGATCGAGAGTTAGTAATGACTGTACTCTCGTTCTAATACCACCACCAAAGAAAAGCAGACATGGTTCTTTAACTGTTACTGTTTCCCGCTTTAGAACCCTTTTCATCGTCTTACCATCGTACAACTTGGTTAATGCTTCAGCCATTCCTGCCATGTAGTCCTTGCGAGTCATGGCTTCGATGAGTCCAGAGATCTCGTCTCTTAAAAACAGAGATGGCTTTCCTGGTCTTATCTCTAACGACTGCATAAGACCTTCCAAAGACCCATCCGTCGCTAGTAGAATGTTGTCGTCGATGTGATCCAAGATGTCCGTCGCTACATCCATTGCGGTCGACTTTCGTGTCAACGTCGTGTCCGCCAGGAGCATGAACCACAAGTTGGGCATGATAGTTCCGAACGACGTCGGCAAGCGTATCGTTCCAGCCAATAGAGAACTGAGGATCATGAATGCGCCGGCCTGGTGGTACTGGGGTGCCGCGTCCCCAAGGGTAGTCGCCCACTCTATATACCTTTCAACAAACGTATTGCGACCTTCTATAGATTGCAGTTCCGCATCAGTGATAAGCGGTGACTGCTTTTCCGTTTCAGGTACGAGGATATTGAGCTTTTCAACAGTCGTAATATACGCACGACATACTTCTTCCCATAGGAGGCGCGGGTGTTTGTTGTCTCGTCTATATTTGTTACAGGCAGAGTCAGAAGCTACGACGAACACTTCTTCTCTTGACATACCTGCTTCAAAGCAGAGCATCTGAAGCTGCCAAAGTGGCTTGCTCCATCCACCCTCAGTACCTTCATCATCAATAGGTTCGACACTATAAATACTGAACACTATCGAGTTTAAGGATCTACGATACCTTTGCATAATATCCGTTGCACTTTCGGTCGGTAGAACCTCAGGCATCGGATCATGATCGGTAGTGTTAATTCTTGATTCGCTGTACCCGTTGAAGTCGTCAAGCTGGTAAGCTCTACGGTTTGCTTTTAAAATTGATACATAAAACGGAAGTGCATATTTCAGATTGAACGTATATGGAACTCGAAGTAGCTGAGTAAGATCCCAACCACCTCTATCGGCTCCGTCTGGTACGTGATGGTATGCGATGTTCTTGCTGATCTGCTCTGCTTGGGTAGGTAAGATTTCATGATCGAATACCCAAAAAGCTTGGTACCTGTCTGGTGAACTTACGATCGAGATGGAAGGTTCAACCAATAACAGGTCAGGATCACAAGTATCTAGATCAGCCCATGCTACTGTACAAGTCTTAACGTTCTCTTTTGTCCTAGGACTTTTTGTTCCTGGAAGTCTTTGACTCGATTTTAGGAGTTGAGGGCAAAAGTAAGTGTTAGTGATCTTGTAGTTCTGTTGAATACTATGCAGAAGGTTGGGAAGTTCCTCAGGGTACCTAAAGAATTCTTCCCGGATAGTTTTCTTGCCGCCCGACATATTGATGTAGGCTATGCATATGTACCCTGTTACCTCGGTTCCGTACAGCAACTTGAAGAACGTTTCGCGATACACGTGAAGTTCTTCCGGCGAAGCCGGTGCTGTCACCGCTCACCTCCTATTCAATTAGAAAGAACTCCATGCCTAGATCACACGGGAGGGTTAACTAGGCATGGAGTTCGTCTTCTACCGTAGCAAAGCTACGACAACAGAGAAGACCGTGCAGCAGCTGAAGTCTTACCTGTAGCAGTACCAGCTGCTGCCCACCTGTCCTTGCTAAAGAACGACTTCGGTTCAAACTTTGGCTGGTATGTCTTACTCGGGTCGGTCTTATCTTTCTGCTCGCCGACCTTGACACCACCAATCATGATAACCTGATCGATTAGCTCAGCTGGCGAAGGAACACGAAGCCGTCCAGCTGAGACAGGCATATTAAGAGCCTTCATGATATGCGAGATAGTGTACAATGCCGGATTGAAGAGCATTGCGTTCGTCCAGCACTTGCGGCCGACAAGAGTACCTCCGGCCCTATCTTCAACAACTGTAAATTCGATCGCGTAGTACGCCTTACCGTAATTCTTCTCCGACTTCGATTCGCGCATGTCGACGTCGGTGATCGTCGCCAGGTACTTGCCAGAGGGAAGGGGTTCCATGTCTCGCGACTCGGACGAAGCTTCCTCGTCTGAGAAGTTGACATACAAGCCGCCTTCATCATCTACATCATTAGTCCACGGATCAGTCACTTTTCAGTTCCCTTGTTTAGTAGCGCAAGCGCTTCGTCTGATACTGCGAGGTTTGGTTGAGTTTCAACTTTTGTAGGTTTTGTTTCAATCGGGACTATCTTTGATGCGCCAACCTCACTAGTCTTGCGAACAATAATGTCGTACAGATCACTCATGTCCGGATTGATTAGTACTGGCGGAAGAAGTCCTGACCTATCCTTAGCGATTGTCGATTCAGTTGCAGCAGATTGGAGAACCCTTACTTGGGTTTCCTCTCCACCTACTGTAGCCTCCTTCATGCTGTAGTAAAGTACGATGTCAAGGAAAGCTGCAACTTCCCCTGCCATCTTTCCGCTCAGTGACGGAAGATTAATTGGTCGCTGAAGACGATCTTTATCTTCGCGAACTAGTGCTGTGAATAAGACGTTGAGTGGTAAGTCTCGGAATGCTCGAACGAACCGTCGAGTCTGCTCGAGATTCTTACCCCATTCTCGAAGGCTTGGTACATCCATGTCACGTTCGTCTTTATCCTCGATGAGCTTACGCATGATTTCATCCATGTTGAACTTCTGGATTTCGGTCAAGCTGTCGAGAATGACTGTCTGAAAACCGTGACCTCCAGCAAAGAGTGCATCGTATACAGCCTGCATCTCTTTCCAGGTCGTAATACGTACGCGTTCCACTTCGGGAAATTCTTTCCGAAGGGTCATCACGCCGCCTTCGATGTCAATGTACAACACTCGTCGCATGTCAGGTACTGCATGAGCTGATCCTACAAGGCGCGTCTTCCCAACACCTGACTTGCCATAGATCATCATGTTAAAGTGAGTTGGTACTTCAGAAACTTTCTGGAGCTTCAATCCACCAATAATACCCGGATTCAGCTCCCTAAAGGTCCCGTCGATTACTTTCGTCACTCTTTTCTCCTCGCTCGTCCTCATCGGTTCGGACGCTTACCAAGTACATGTTTTGGTGGTAATGCCTCGCATGCTCGAGTGCCTTAACTCTCCCCGCGAGACTTATCAGACGTCCTCTGAATATCCAGTTGAACCATTCCTTGAAGCTCATCTTCCACCCTTGCTTTCTGTGCTCGTAGGCGCTGCTTCCCAGTAACGACGTTCGCGCTTCTCGAAGCCCGACAAGAACAGATACTCGACGTCCTCACCCATGTTCGTTGCTAAACAAGGCTGCCGATAAGCGCAAAACGTGCAAGCAAAACGTCCTGGCGAAGGGTAGACACGAAGGTTGGGATCGATGATATCCATCGCTTCAAGGTAGATGTTGTATCCAGCGTTCTTGAGTTCAGTTTCGTTTCTAAAGACACGCTTCCTGCTATAGTACCTAGGTCCTTCTGTTTTTAACCACTCTAAGAACTCGTCGTACGCTCCCGATGCAAGACCTTGAGGATCACCTTCACTAACTGTCTCAAAGTACAAGTCGTACGAAGTGTTCTGCATCTTGTTGACAGAATACCAACACCCTTTACGCTGCTGTTTATTTGGCTCAGGCTCAACAGGAAATGCCTTCTTCAACTCATGGTGGATAAACCCGGCAATTGGGATTCCTAAGACCCGCAGGGCCCAGCAGTACGAGGTAATCTGGTCGTCAAGCTGGATAAACTCATCAGGAGAATCGCCCTCTTCTTGTCCGGACAACCTAGCTGCAGTCTTCCAGTCTACGATCCACAAGCGCTCGAACTCATCTTGCATCAAACAGTCGATACGTCCGCCATAGGTTAGCGGAAGACCTTCCCACCTATCATGAAGCTGCTGCTTAAAGTCCTCGCGGTCTTCGCTGTTGAAGAGGTGCTGAGTTTCCTTTTGCCATGTAGCTCCGACGTCAGAGTTGCGCCAAAGCTTCCAGCACTGGTCGCACTTACAATACACGGTTTGACCATTAGGATCACAAATAGGCACCTCGAACTCGATCTCTACGCGGATCGGTTTGAGGTGCCCGTCTAGTTTCGGACTGACCTTACGGCAATGGTATCGAATCATACCTTCACCAAGCTCGATACGCTCTTTAAAGTCCTGATCGAGCTCAGGGTCAATCTGTCCGTTATTCAGTTTGAGATAAGCATTCTTTTGTAACTGTGTCGCGTTTTTGAACTCCAGAAGAGCTAATGTCTCTCGAGTCTCAGCGTCTTTGTTCCACATCTCTGGGTTGTACCAGGACTCCATACCTTTATGGAAGGCTGATCCAAACTCAAGTGGCTTTGGAGTTGTTTGTGGATACCAACGATCGGTAAACAACCAGTGATGACGTCGACGACATCCACGGAAGCTAAGTCGTTCGCTTGTGTGTATTGAGTGAGTTAATTTTGCAGTGATATAGTCATTAAGTTTCAATTTACCCTCCTAACATTATTATACTATAGAACACGTAGTTGACCTCAAGTGGCCTCAAAGAGACTTTTTTAGACACTTTGAGGCACCTTCAAGCCAACTCTTAGTTCATCCATTCATCTGTCGCGCCTGTGGGTGTCTGTTACTCTTCAGCGGCATTCACAATGTTCAATTGACCTATAGCCCGCTTTTGCTCACTGCGAAGTTTGTTGTCAGGGCGATGTCCATTTGGTTGACCTTCACATGACTCTACACCTTTATCATCGCGCCAGTTACCTTCGCCAGCCCAAGATATTGGCGCATTACAATATCGGCATTCACGACTTGCAGGCTTCATTCAGCACGTATCCCAATGTATGGATGATCAGTAAGCCTTTCGCCTGGAAAGAGCAAGTTCCAAGGATGTAGAACATTACCCCTTTTAGGTTTACCACAACCCTTATGTAACCACCAACCCCACTTGGTACCTCGAACGCTCTTGTCGTCCTTTCCAGGACATTCACAAAGCATGGTCGGCCTCTTGTAGACGCCGGCGACAGTCAAAGAGCTTGCTATGCCCGCATCAACAATCGTTGAAGTAAACGAGTCAGCTTCGTCGTCATTGTCAAACGCTAGGAGTACGTACTTCGCCATCGATCTTCCCTCCACACTTCATGTCCTGCATGCCTTTGACCCATGAGACGGTTCCAACGATCTTGGATCCATCAGGACCAATTCGATACGCGAGGCATGTGTCGCTGCACAGTAGGTATTCGCCGTCTTTACCTGTCTGCGAGTGCATGTGAATGATCGACTCTTCTGGAGGGTAATACTTTCCGTCCAGGCGGTAGTTTGCATCTGCTCGCATAACGCTAAGGTCTGTCACACCTTCAGTATGGTAGAAGATATGCATCTGGATCCTTTCGCACGGTCAATTGCATAGATAGTTCGTCGGATTCTTTCCAAAGAAAAGGTTCAGTGGAACAAACTGCATGTGTCCATCTTATGATTCTACCTGTTATGGTGCTACCAAAGAAGGTAAGCTCTCTATTACCTTCAAAGAGCTGCGTACAGAAGTGGACTTTTGAGGTGGTAGAATTTCTACATTTGGCATGGCCCCTTACGGAGTGACAAGAAAAGGGCAGCCCAAGTACCCACGGTCCAGTACCGTAAGTAGTTGAACTGCCCATTTTCAAGAGCATTGAAACTGCATATACACCTTCTTCATTAGTTTCTTGGTATGTTCCTAAAATGTTACCATTTCCAATCTCGGGGTGCGGTTGTGCTTGACACCTCCAGGTTGGTATATGCTTCGACTCTTCATGCTTTGTTCGCAACTGCTACTTCTTTCGCTTTGTCACCAAGTAGTTGTTTAAGCCATGACCATTTCAGGTTTAACCTTTGAAGTCGTCCGCCATCGACAGTATCTTTTGCAACAATGTCAATCACTTGAACTGCGTTTTTCTGACCAATACGGTGAAGACGATCCTCAGCTTGTTTGTTCTTACTGGTATTCCACGTCCTATCGAGGAAGCAGACCGT